TTAGTGTTGTTGTAAATTAAAGCCCCAGCCGCAGTAATAGTTGCGTTTGCCCAAGAAGTGTTGGAGAACGAAATAAAAGCTACGTTGCCAGAGTTTGTTGGGGTCACGCTAACCGATAAAGTATTACCACCAGCGCTGTAGTTACCTGTTGAAGGCACTTCATTACTTGCGGAATATGCAGTTGTGTTCTCGTTAATAGTAGCAGAGCTAGTATACAAAGCTATCTTAAACGTATTTGATGAAAAGTTTTGGGTACCATTTAAAAGTTGAACCTTAAACGATGTAGCCATTGCTTGAGTAATTGCCATTTTTTGCTCCTAAAAAAATTATCTAACAGGTCCAGGTACAGGCAGCCTAAGTTGTCCATCACGGTATGCACTTCTTCTATCTTTACCATCACCCAAATCTTTGAGTAATGCTAAGGATTCTTGGTACTTCTGTTCGTAATATGTAACTAAGTCTTGTTCACCTTTTTGGAAGATGATAGCCTCACGCAACGAACCATACAACAAAACACTTTCAAAATTATCACCCAGCCAAGAAGTTCCAGCTGCGTTTTGAATATTATTAACAGGTACTGAGAATCCACTTCCAGTACCCCCTATTGTAGAGGTAGCGGCACTTAAAGAGTTGCCTACAAGATATAAATATCCTGGGTTAACTAGAGTCACTGCGGTTACAGAGCCACCCGATACAGTAATGGTTGCCGTACCATTTGCGCCATCTCCGCCAGTCAAAGGCACATTCTCGTATACCCCATTGGTATATCCCGAACCGCCAACAATCGTACCAAAACCAGACAAACCGCCCTGAACAATTGTAGTGGGATAGTAATAATAGTGCAGTTCGGTCTGGTAACTACTGTTTGGAGTCGGCCCAATTAAGTAGGTGTAGGGTAAAAACTGAGCATAGTACCTAGGAGTACCAGTATCGGTAGGGTTTGGATATGCCTCACGGATAAAGTTAACGTCTTTATCAATTAAATACGTGTAATTACCAAGTGCATCAATCACAGCAAGGGAAAAAGACGCTAAGTAGTCGCTAGGCAAAGCTAAATAGCTGTCACCAGAAGTAAAATTACCGATGACGTTTTTACGGATAGCAGGGATCTGAACGGCGTTATAAACCCGCTCTTCACAAAGCTGAACAAAGTTCGGGATGTTCTGAACAAATAACTGCTCAGTTGACTCTGTGTAGCTTTGAATAGCCTCAGATAGCTGCTGGAAATTCATTAGCCCATCTTCCCGCTAGACATTTTGCCTTTAGTAGCAGCGCCAGTACCACGCATTTGAATTTTGCCGTAACGATTCTCAGGAGGGTAATTGCCCTTGCTGATACCAGCAACAGACATATTAAGCTTAGTCATGCACTCAGCGCCAGTTTCGGCTTTGTCATAGGTATTTATATTGGTAGCTTTACCATCCATTGTGTGCGGTGCAGCATAAACCTCAGCAGGTCCTACTTCCTTCCCGCCTTTTTTCATAGAGAACTTAGCCATGATTACCCTTTCTTCTGAGCAGCGATCTTAGCCAGACCACGACCCATTTTCTTCATATCTGCATTAGTTTTGCCGCCTTTAGAGCCGCTGTGCTTTGGACCCTTTTCAATACCTACTGACGGGCCCGAATCACCAAGGTTTTTACCTTTGGTTTTGCCCTGTTTAGTAATGCCGTCTGCGCCTTTTTTGTACATTTTCAACTCCTTAAGTTGTTGTTACCGTTACTGTACCAAGAATTACTTGTTGTACCAAGTCATTTGGGGTTAAACCTGCATCAGGACCTCTACTACCCCCCACAATTGGCCACCCCCACTGAAACACCCTACTACCTAATTCTGGACTACCAAATCCATCTGGACCAATGCCCGTCTGATTAATTTGTAAGCCACTTTGTCCTGATACTAAATAACTCACGTCTGGTCTTGGCTCCCGCACCGCTTGTGGATCATTTACTGGGTACAAGCCTAGAGACAACTGAGGCTGATCTGGATCCCAACAAGATCTACAAACTTTAACCCGATATGGTTGCGTCTTTACTATCTGTATCCGTAGCTCCTTAAGCATATATCGCTGCGCACATCTGTCGCACTCAGCAATTGCATATTTACCTGAAGCAAACTTATTTGGCATATCATTTTAACTATAATAAAAAGTATTTCTTGGGACTATACGGATCGCAGCTGTTTCTCTATCTTCGTCCGCAGCTAGCTGCCATTGCTGCTCGTAGTCAGCTTTGAGCATCATTACTCTTTCAGATGTAACCCCAGGCATTTTGTTACTTAACTGATAAGCCAAGCCAGCGGTCATGCAGGGAATAAACCGGAACGGAATATCTTGGGTTCTGATACCAGTGCCTGCATCTTGGATTCTACGCATTCTGTAGTAAACAAACGTGTATTGGTCGCCAGGCGGGTTAGGGGTAGGCCAGACGTTAACACATGGCAAATTGTTGGTATATACCTCTGCAGCCGTTAAATGGCTTGCTGCCGTTGTACCGTTTTGACCGCGCCAAGCATTAATAATCTGATTGCCTATGATGTTCTGATAGCCAATGGTCTCGTTGTCAATATTAATAAAACCCTGAGTTGTAAGACCGGTAGCATTAACTAAGGTAATAGTTGTGTCAGTTGCCGTGATAGCGCCATTTAAAGCAGCCTGTGGAATAGTCGCAACATTACCTGACTGTCTGTTAAACCAGACCTGAATTGGGCGTCCTGTAGCGTTTTTATTAGGAATAGTAAGGTAAGTAGGCTCACTAATACGACTAATATTAATATCAACTTGGTTATTAGCTTGCCCATTATTGGTACGCACTACGGTATCTAAAAGGTCGACCGTGTCAATTGGGATGGGGTAGATAGCCTGTCCAGTATTCATTACAAACTGCCCTTGCTCTACAGTCCATAAGTTAATACCACGGTTAGCCCATTCAATCGTTAATAGGTTCAAAGACCGCCGTGCAGTACGAAAATCATATCCAGAGCGAACCTCTAAACCACAACGCTCAAACGCCTCCTCAATGAGGTCGTTCATGTCTAGGTTAAAAGTATTAGTACCTGTAGTAGTCATATCTTCCTATACGGTTTTACTTTTTGCTTTATTTTTGCTGGCTGGGGCACGAACTGTTTTCCCTGTGCTTTGCCTGCTCGTTTTGCTCGTGTTGTTGCTGCGTACTCGGATGGACTCAACGACTGGATCGCGCGTTTTGGTAGGTACCTTTCGCCTGTCTCGGACGACTTCTTCCCTGACTTGGTTGTCCACTCTTGGTCCCCCCAAGCCTTTAAAGAACGTTGCGATGCGGCTAAACCACCCCCTGCCATCTTCTTCTTTTTGCTGGCGCAATGGGCTTTCTCCGAGAACCCCTTTGGGCTGTCGCAGTTGATTGACTTTTTGCGTTTGTCGGACCATTTCACTTATAGCCCCCACCTTTTTCTTTATAGCGTTTAGCTAGGAGTTGTGCTTTCCTAGCAGACCACTGACCCGCCGCCGTACCATGCGTAGCAGACGCTTTAATACTTTCAAATAAAGACTTGCGCATACCAGGTTTCGTATAGTTACCAGCTTTATTAACATTAGAAGTCTTACCACCTTTGGCATACATATCCACTGCATTAGGATTATCTTTACGGATAATCTTTTTTGGTTTATTAGGCATTTTGGACGGGCTAATAGCACCCATGCCACGACTTGGTCTCATGCTCTTGTCCTTCCACGAATACAGCAGCCATCTGCACGTTTGGAAGCTGATTTAATAATCCCGCCAGCTTTGTTATTTTTCATTAGGTCACGGTTAGTCTTTGGTATGCCAGTGCTACCAAATGTTCCTGAAATATTTGTACCCGTTCTTGGTCCAGTATCAGAATATTGTTTCCTAATATCACCCTGTTTTCTACCTTCATCGGCAATCTCTTTAAAGCGCTTTTTAGCATCCTCAAGCTTTTTATCAAACTCGCCAGGACCGTGCTTAGGCTTGGCTGGATACTTCTCCTGCCCATCACCGCCAGTCTTTTTAGAAGGGTCTACAGGCTCAATTGGCATTTAGCAACTTCCGCCGCCCATCATCTTAATCATTGTGCCTTTGGTTTTACCCTTGGTAGCACAACCGTCTGCACGGGCAGACGCAGTACCGCCTTTAGCCATCTTGT